GTGGAAACGACTCCCTTAAATTCCTTAAGTGTGGCCCCCCGATAGTTGTGTCTTATGGGTAGGCCAGTTAATCACGACGTTAAGAGGGCGATGGCGGCCACGGGTAAATCCCGCGCCACCGTCTACCTACAGCGTAAGAAGGTGGAGGCTCAGCCGCTCGTGAAGGCGAAGGGCGGTGGGCTAGACGTAGAGATCCAGCGACTTGAGGATCTGGCAGCGAGCCTGGGCGAATCGGCAAAGGACGACACAAGGGCCGACCGCTCTGAGCTGATCAGTAACTACACAAAGCTGGTCGAGGCGCTACGCAGGATGAAGGGCGACCGGCCAGACATCGACCAAGCGGAGGGCACGATGGTGCCGGTGGACGAAGCCGACAAGGTACTGGCCGCAAGGGATAACGCACTTGTGCCACTACTCAAAGGGATGGCAAAGCGGTTGGCCCCGATCTGTGCCAATCGCCCAGCGGTTGAGGTTGAGGCCGAGGTCGAGAACGAAGTCGGGCAGATCATGCGCCAGGTAGAGGCAGCTCTGTGACCAAGGCTCAAGAGGAGCTACGCCGACGAGCAAGGATCCGCTGGCACTACGAAAAGCCGCCAGGGGTGATTGAGTGGGCGGAGCGAAACATCCAGCTAGACAGCAGGCTTACCGCTCGGCCGGGTTTATATAACACAACGTGGACGCCTTACGTGCGGGGGGTACTGGAAGCACTGGCCGATCCGGGCGTCCATACGGTGACCCTTTGCTGGGGATCGCAAACAGGCAAGACGCTGACGCTGGCCATCTGGCTGGCGTATAGGATTGCGAACGATCCGGCGCCGGCGTTGTTGGTTATGCCAAACGCGGATCTGGCTAGGAGCTACAGTGAAACGCGGCTGACTCCGATCTTTGAAAAGTGCAAGCCAGTGAAGCGACTATTCCCGCAGGATCTGGACGACTTGAAAATCTTAGAGATGCAGTTTGCGACGATGACGCTTTCTCTGGTTGGCAGTAATAGTCCGGCCAATCTTTCCTCGCGCCCGATCTGCATCGCCGTTTTGGACGAGCTGGATTCTTTTGCAGCCCCATCCGAAAAGGATGCGGCCGCTTACTCCCTGGCGTTGGAACGGACAAAGGCGTTCCCACAACGTAAGCACGTACTGACTTCGACTCCGACGCTCAACACAGGCGACATCTGGATCAACTACCAAGCTGGGACACAAGAAACTTTCCACGTCCCTTGCCATGCTTGCGGCGAGTTTCAGGCGATGGAGTTCGGGCAGATCCGATGGGATGAAACGGCAAGGTCAGAGGATGGCAAATGGGATATGCGAAAGGTAACTGAAACTGCCTCTTACTACTGCACAAAGTGCGACGCTTCGTGGAGTGAGCGCAATCGCCGACAGTCGATCGAGCAGGGCAAATGGGTGGCAGCAAACGCAAGCTCGGAGGTTGGCCGTCGATCGTTCCGCCTTCCTAGCTGGTACTCGCCGACGATTACCTTTGCGGATTGCGCTAAAAAGTTTTTGACGGAAAAACATTATCTGCACGGGTTGCAAGGATGGGTGAACGGGTGGAGTGCGATGCCTTGGGAAGATCAGTTCGACGACAACGAGCTAAACAATATCCCGCCCGGAGCCTTTGCTAAAAAGCAGGAATGGGAAACGGATCACATTAAGCTGGCTGCAATCGACAGGCAGATCGACGAGTTTTGGTTTGTGGTACGTGCGTTCGCAAGGGACGGATCGAGCAGGCTTATTGAAGAAGGCCGTCGGCGAACGATTGAGGACATCGCACAAACACTGGCCGAGCTAGGCGTGAAACCGATCCACACTTGTATCGATTCAGGTTACGAATCCCAGGACACTTACAGGTGCGCAGCACGTTACGGCTGGGTAGCAATCAAGGGAGAGGAGCGGCAGTTTTTCTACATCGAAGGGCAGGGCGGGCGGATGAAGTCTGTTCACAGTTCTGATCAACCGACGGACGCTGGCTGTCGTCTGCTCCTTCTAAGCTCACCGGCCTGCCAAGATTTGCTGGCTTGGTTGCGACGAGGGCAGGGGCCGATCTGGGAAGTGGCCCATGACGTAAGCCCAGAATACCGCGAGCACATGGCCAGCCACAGAAAGGCACATCGCATTAACCGCAAGACCGGCAAGGATGTTTATGAGTGGATTCGCGTAAAGGGCAGACAAGACCACTTATATGATTGCGAAACTTACCTGGCCGGATTTGCAGTATGGGGGAAGGTGATTCAAGCGGAAGCAGCGATGGCTCAAGAGGCGAAGGTATGATTGACACGATGGGAACGGAGTCGTGGATCGTGCTCTCCTTTTTTCCCTTTGGATTCAGAGCAGCAAAAACGCAACCGCGTTGCTGCTGGCCTTGGAGTCTATTGCCGCTGGGCAGGCAACCGTTTTTCAAAACGGAGGCCGGACAATGATTAACGCAAGCGTGGCTGGTAAATCCTTCAGCTACCAAGTCACGTCAGGCATCACGCCTGTTGAGGTGGCGAAAGCAGCTCTGGACGGCTGGCGCTTAATCCAGGGCAAGAACGACGCCGAGGTGGCCGCAATCTTCACAGGCGATCAGAGCCTCGTCACCTACCCACGGTTTAAGGAAACCACCTACTAAAATGGACATAGTCGGCAAAGTGATTTCTAGCTGGTCGCGCATGGTTAATGCCGCCCGGCACGATCCACGCAAACGCCGCTGGGTAGATGCCCAACTGGCCGACACAAAGCTGGACGTCAGCTCCGCATCCCGTCAATCGATCGCCGCTCTTTCCCGTTGGCTTTGTTACAATAGTGCTATCGTTCGCGGGGCGATCGATACGATGACGCGGAACGCGATCGGCGCTGGGATCAAATGCCAGGCACGCACAAAGGACGAGGGCTGGAACAAGGCGACAGAGGAGTGGCTGGCGATGTGGGAAGGATCTTGCGACGTTCGCGGAATCCTTACTTACCAAGCGATGCAGCAAGTAGCCACCCGCACCATGCTACGCGATAACGAGATATTCATTCTTTTAACTGATAACGGCGACGGCTGGCCAATGCTGCAAATGGTGGAAGGGCACCGCTGCGAAACTCCATCTTACGTGAAGGACGATGCCAAGATTTTCGACGGAGTTCGCATGAACAAGTTCGGTCGCCCATTGAGCTACTACATTCGCACCGGGATAAACGGCGACACGTTCACAGAGGTGCAGGCCGCCGATCTAATTCTGTTGGCAGAACGGGACAGGGCAGACGAAGTGCGGTCGCTGTCTAAGCTGGCATCGTGCATTAATCTGCTACTGGATCGGGACGAGATCCTAGACTACGAGATGCTGGCTTGTAAGCGGGCAGGGCAGATCGGTATGGCCATTGAATCCACGACCAACTCTGGCCCAGGGTTCTTTAACCCGACAGAGACTGATTCAACAAACCTAACGACCGACAACCTTTTCGGCGGCGGGGCATTGGTTAACGTGCCGATGGGCAAGACGCTGCGTGAGATCAAAAACGATCGGCCTAGCCAGAATCTACAGCAGCACATGGATCAGTACATTCGGGCAGTGGCGTCTGGCCTCGGCGTTCCTTACGCCTACATCTGGTCGCCGAACGAACTTACCGGCCCCAGCCAGCGGTTCGTTCTCGCCCAGGCACAACGCCGATTCGATGAGATCTCCGACGCGGTGATCGAGCAGATGCTGAAACGGGTTCGCAAGTGGGCACTGGCCAAGGCGATCAAACGTGGTGATCTGACTCCGCCCAGGGGGATGACGATGTGGTGGGAAGCGGTCTATCACACCCCAGCCCGCACCACGATCGACGCCGGCCGGGACAGCGCCGCCGATCGGGAAGATCTAAAAATGGGGATTAAGACTCTGGCCGACATCAGCGCAGAGCGCGGATCGGATTGGCAAGAGATCGTAAATCAGAAGATTGCCGAGCAGATCTACATTAAGCAAAAGGCACAGGAAGCTGGGCTGACTATGGCAGACGTGCAGATTACGGGAGCACCCGCTGCTCCTACCGAAGCCGTGGCAGTTACGCCACCGGCCGCACCGTTGCCAGAGGACACGACCGTTCAGCCCCAGCTTGCGGAAGCGATCGAGCCAGTGCAGGTATCAGTTCCATCCACAGAAACCTTTACAATGCGTGACGAGCCAGATTTCAACCTTACCGCAAAAGAGATGAACATGGTGGTTAAGGCGATCGGGATCGGGCAAAGCCCAAAACAAAGAAGAAAAAATAGTTGATTAAGCCTGCCGCATAGGAGCACGCTTATAGGGTGCTTAGGTTATTGATTTTAAGTTTAGCGTGCACTGGTCTGATTTACGGCCAGACGCAAGAGACTCCCACCGACCTTGCGGAAAAGCAGAATCAAGCAGCACTGCAGGAAGAGTCTAGGCAGATGGAGCTGGAGTTGGTTCGCGCCGAGCGAAAAGGGGCAGGGGCGGTTTATGAATTGTGGAAGGATAGAACAACCCAACAAGCAGCGCGGGCAAACAAATCTAAGTCCTCCTCAGACGTTTTGATATTTGAAAGAATGGTCTCATCCACTCTTGAGGCGTTATCTCGTTTTATTGATAAAAGAGGATTCACCTATCGCCTTCCCACAGATAACCCTAATGCATTAGGGCAAGAAGTTCCAAAGTCATACATGATGGACGAGGAGACAAGAAACCTTGAGGCTCTACTAGACGCATCCCTGCGAGATCCTAAAAAGTAGTTTCGCCACCACCGCAAAAGTAATTTGACACGCCATGCGCGGGCATGGCTCAAAAACAATTTAAGGGAATTTCTGTCATCACCGCTGGCCCTGCTTTGGGTCACGGGATGGTCATCGACGCAGACACTCTGGAACAAGTCGTCCGGGCTGGGAATGATCTCGGCCAAGTAAAGGTACTCTCCGACCACAGCTCTAGCGTATCCAACATTATTGGTTACCTAGAAAACTTTACCTTAGACGGCGGCCGTGTCCGTGCGGATCTTACCTTGTTTGAAAGCCACGAAGGCTTTGCCTATTTCAGCGAACTAATTGGCACACTCCCTGGGCAGATCGGATTCTCCATCAGCTTTAGTGGCGTGCCCAGGATGGCAGAGGACGGCACCCAACTGGCTGACGTCAGCACGCTCTATTCTGTCGATCTCGTGACCAGTCCCGCAGCCAATCCTACAGGCGTTTATTCTGCACGGGTTGACACACGTAAATCGCTTAATATGGATACAACCGTAAAAGAATCAGCGCCGGTTATTGAAGCCGCGCCCGAAGCACCGGCGGCCCCGGCGTTTAATGCCGAGCAGGCCATCGCCGCTCTCTCCGCCCGGATCGACGAACTCGTCGGCAAGTTTGCCGCCAGGTTTGAAGCCGTGGTCGAAGAAGCTCCCGCAGTAGCCGAAGCACCCGTGGCAGAAGAAGCGCCCGCAGTCGAAGCAGCTCCTGCACCCGAAGCCAGCGCAAATCTAGAATCTAACGACAAGATCGTCGCTCTCGAAACCAAGCTCGCTCGCCTCACTGTCGAGCTGGAAGCCAGCAAAGGCACCCAGCCCGTCGAGATCAGCGAAGCCAAACCCCTTTCTCGTAATGAACTTCTCGCGAAGTTTAACGCAGAAAAAGATCCCCGTCGTGCGGCGGAGATTTTCAACCAAATCAAGCTCGCACGATAACTAAGAAAGAAGGATAGAACTATGGCAAATAGCCTCGCAACAACGAGCAACGGCAAAGTCGTAGCACAACGTGCTCTCGAATTGCTGGTTGAAAACTACTCATGGATCGCTTCCGGCGTTTCCGATTTCTCGGACGCTACCGCCCGCAAGGGTGACGCGATC